CATCCAGCGTTTGTGATCCGCCACGATGTTGATTTGTTCCTGGGATTGGTCAGTCACTTCCCACCATCAGTCACTTCCCACCAGCCCGAAGAATGCTGTTCCTCGCTCCCGACTCCACGCACAGGCGCTGTACGTGGCCCCAGCGCGCCTTCATCTCTTCGGGCGTTCGCTCCGACATCCTGCTGATCTCCAGATTCGCCATCATGTGAACGTTCCTGACCGCGTACTCAGCCGCGTCCATCCGGCATACAGTGCAGGTGAAATTACCACGCTCATCGCCGATCAGGAAGTTTTTCATGTGCCCGCACGGTTCGGGCGTTGTGAAGGATTCCAGCGCCGCTGCCCCTCGTTTTCTTTGGTCCTTCAGGACGCCGCTCATCTCGTCACCGCCGGACTCTTCCCCCACCCATCCACCATC